AGCAGCACCTGGACTTGGAAGACTTGGTGAATTACCAGCTGCACCACCACTACCTCCAGCACCAACTGTTATTGGATAAGTTTGTGCTGACAATGTTATGTCACCTGCACCATCTAAAGGTGATTGTGTATATGAATCTGTTGGGTGTTCGTTTTCTCTAAAACCACCGGCACCGCCTCCGCCACCACCTTGTATGTGATATGTGTTACCACCTGAGCCGCCGCCACCTCCAACAACAACATATGAAACTCCTGCACCACCACCAGCATCATTACCTACTTGTGTTACGACAAAATTACCTGAAGAATTAAATACATGAATTTTATAATCACCTGAAGTTGACTCTGTTCCACCTGTTGCACTTATATAAGTAGAGCCATATTCTCTAGCAGCGTCATCAAAAACTGCCGTCCAGCCTTTTGTTCCGTCAACATACACATATCTAACATTCATTCCATTTGTTGACAAAGTACCATTGCTAGTACCTCCATCTAATGGTGAACCGTTACGGTCAACTGTTAAATTTTCTGAATTAAATGAACTAGCATAGTCAACAATTGTAACTTCATCACCAACTGATGGTGAGGCAGGCAAAGTCAATGTCCATGCACCGCCTGAAGTATTTGCAAAAATACCTTGACCTGCAACAGCAGTATAGTTTGCCGTTTTTACAGCTTGCCAATCTGTACCTGCAACAATATTACCACTTGCGCCTAAAGCAATTGATGTCCCATTAATAGTTGTTGTACTATTTGCTAATCTATCATTACCTATTGTACCTGGTGCTATCTTATCGTGTGTAATAGTACCTGGTGCTAAATCATCTGCTGATAAATTGGCGTCTTTTACACCAGCTGAACCTATTTTACTTATTGGCATAGTTTTCCTCTAATTCTTTCTTATATTTATACATCTTCATCTCTATTCTTGTCATAATTCTTACTATCCTGAAAAAATGATATGGTTGTTGTAAATCCAAAATCATCATCTGCGTCAGCACTTTCTGGATTTGGCACAACTGTTATTCTTTCTTCTCTTGTAGCAGCTGGTAAATCTGTGTGCATATCTGCCTGTGTTTCTCTAATAACTTTTTGAGTTGAGGCAGGACCATATAAGTATGTTTTTGCTGTAAAATTTAATGTGTATATTACAGCTCTTCTACTTTCAAAATCTCCACTATAACTATCTTCGTAATTAATATTATTTAGCACAATAGGTACATCTCTTTTTATACCCATTTCAGGAACAACATTAATTGTTACAGTATAATCTGGTTGAAAATAAGGTAATATTTGTTCAACTATTTGTAAACCACCTTCAGCAGTTGCCGTAAAACAATATAGATTGTAAGATATATTATAAGGCACAGGCATATAATTAAAATTCATAACACCTGTATTAGTTTTAGTTGTTTTAAATTTTTGTACTTTAGTTAGTTTTCTACTACCATCATATTCAATACCAGATATTTCAAAACCCATTCTAGGTAATGTAACTGCAAATTGTCTATCTTCTAAATTAGGTTGTTGGTCTAATCTAACTAAAAATTTTTCTTTTGGCGCATAAGCTAAAGGCACTCTAATAGATTGTATCGTACTATCTGAGCCTGTTCTTTTAATTTGTATATTATTAAAAACTTGACCGAAAGCTACGGTCATTTTTCTCATACCTTGATTATAAAAATGTCCAAACATTAAAAGTCTACCTCACCAAATGGATTTCTTTCTGTAAAATCTAATATATCATCTGAAGTATCTTCAGTATTGAATCCTGCTTGTGCGTCTAAATCTAAATTATCAGCATAAGTTGATTGTGTCTGTATATTATATTCCTCATTAATTAAGTAATTTTTAGTGCCATCAACACTATCATTTTCTAATTGTAATGCACCACTACCATCTTCTAAAGTAAATTGATGTGCTAATTGGTCTAAACTAAATGCGTCTTCAGCAGTATCAATATCTGTAACGCCAGTATTTAATTTTTCTGAACTATACTCCCATGTTCTAGCTCTTAACTTGTAAACAGGTAAATTGCCTAATTGAAAGAATGGCTCTTGGTCTTCTACAAAACTTATTTCAAAAAACTTATTTAGTAATGGATAGTAAATAATATCGCCTTCATTAGGTCTGCCCTCAACTATCATTGTATGCTCACTATCTACAGCGTTAGTCCATCTTCGCTTAGATAACATAAATGTGGTTTCTTCTCTAATCTCTAAACCAAACTTATTAATTAATTCTTGTTCACCTGCTAATCCTTCAGTTGTTTCTACATACATTTCAATTAGATAAGAGTCATCAAATTTAGATAATGTATCTTCACCTAATATTAGGTCTCTATTAACTAATGTTCTTGGTAAATAGTAAACATCATGGCCGTATATTTTTAGGCCCTCTATGATTAAATCTTCGTAGAGTTTTTTTTCGTTGGTGTTGCCAATGCCGTTTCCGCCTTGAAAGTGGTGATTAATGGCCATGACATTATCCTATCATTATCGCTGGATTTAACTCGTATGTACTTCGTATTTCTTGTTCTAACTTTTCAATATCTTGTAACGCTTCTGAATAAATTTGTTGACCGTTTAATGTAACGCCACCTACCATAGCAACGCCAGCAAATTTTGATAAGTTAGCACCCCATTGTTTTTTAAATAATGCTGTAACATATCTTTTTAAATATATGTCATTATAAACATCTGTAAAAGTTTCGGGGTCTAGTTTTCTATAACACTCAATTACGATATATTCGTCTGTAGCTAAATCATTAGTCCAGTCCATATCTATGTATAGTCTGTTATCGTGTTGATTAAATCTTAATGGTTTTTCACCTACTAAAATATGGTCTAAAAAATCTAAATGTCTTAATACAACATCATAGTTTATAATACTTGTAGATGAAAAGTCATAAAGGTCATTCAATCTTAATTGGTATCTTACATCAAATAAGTTTAGATTACCTTTATTAGAAAAAGGGAAAATATTAATTATTGATACAATTGATTCTGGTACAATTAGATAGTTTTTATCTTCATTCCAAGTTGTTGTTGTTGAACCATCTGTAGCTGTTTCAGTTATGGCATTCGCTGTTTTTAATCTTGTTTTATCAGCCGCTGTAAGTTTATATTTTAGGTATGTTCTTCTAATACCATCATAATGATATTGAGCGTAATACTGTAATGCTTCATCAATTCTATCTTCTAGTTGTTCATCACTAGCATTGATTTCTATTACAGGTTTACCTAGATTTCTCAAAGCGTACTGTTTTAATGTTTCTCTTGTATTTGGGTTTGCCATAAAACTATTTATCCTTATCCTAATGCGACAGCTTGAGCAATTGCAAATGGTTTAGTTGATATATCAGCGCCGTCTAATTGTACTGTTCCTGTAAAATTTATAGTCGAACCAGCGATATAACCCTTAATATTACTTGCTGTTATAAATTTTTCTGTGCCTGCGTCTGATATTGCAAATTTATCAGCGTCTGCAAGCGTAATACTAGAACCATCTGTCATACCATCAATATTGATAACGGCCTCTACATTACCATATTCTAAAGCATTTCCTGAACTATTTACTTTTAAGACCTGTCCTGCTGAACCTACTGCACCTAAACCTGTACCACCATCAGCAATTGCGATTGTATCTGAACTTTGAAACTCTGCAAGACCTGTTACATTTGAACCTGTAAAGGTTGCTTTTACTGGAGTTTTATCTGCCATCTTATGCTACCACCAATGTTGTTACATCTGAACCATCTGCTTTTGTAAATGGTATATGTAGGTTACTTAAAATATCTGATATTGCACCTGAAGTTTGTAAATCAATATCTGAACTAGAGCCATCTGCCTTTAAAAATGGTATTTGTGCTGTATTCGGTGTTCCTATTGTTACTGTATCAGTACCAGAATTACCTGTAATACTTATTAAACCTGATTGTGCTAAAGTTAGTGTGTCTGTTGCACTATCAGCTGCTACAACTGTTGAACCATCTGGCATTGCAATATTTTTAAATATA